GATGCGGAACAGCGCAGTGTTTTTCTAGGGTATGGCCTGCGGGAACGCGCAACTGATGAGCTGGGTCAACTACGATGACGTGCTCGGCCAGATCCAGGACGCTGGACTCGTGGTCCGCGAGCTGAAGGTAGACACACCCAAGAGCGAGCGCTGCTACGTCGAAGGACACGACCGCGAAAAACGCGGCTGGTATTGGCTGCACGACATTGACCTGGAAGACAACGGCGAGCGCAATCGCTATTTGATCGGCGCCTTTGGGATCTTCCGCGGCGATGACAGTGGGTCGCAAAAGATCCAGTTACGGCGCGATGGCAAGCGCAGGACCCTGAGCCGGGAACAGCGCGAGGCGGTCAACCGCCGCCTCAAAGAAAATCAGCGCCGACTCAATGCGCAGCGCCAGGCCCAGGCGGATCGGGCGGCGCGCAGCGCGGCCTATGCTTGGCGGAAGTACCTGCCGAGCGGCACCAGCGAGTATCTGGACAAAAAGGGCGTCGAGGCGTTCGGACTGCGTTTCGCGCCGAGCGGCAACGGCACCGTTGCGGTACCCATGACCGATACAGCCGGGCGGATCTGGGGATTACAGATCATTCGATCGCAGCCAAAGCGCGCGCAGCTCCAAAAGCAGTACTGGCCGAAAGGCCTGAGCAAGCAGGGCCGGTTCCATCTGATCGGGGGCGCACCCCGCGGCGTGTTGCTGATCGCCGAGGGCTATGCCACCGCGGCGAGCGTACACCAGGCGACCGGCCTGTCGGTGGCCGTGGCGTTTGACGCGGGCAACCTGCAACCGGTGGCGGTCGCCCTCGCCGACCAGTATCGCGGGCTGCGGATCCTGATCTGCGCCGACGACGACTACAAGACCGACGGAAACCCCGGGGTAAGCCGCGCCAGCGAGGCGGCGCTCGCCGTCGGCGGCAAGTTCCTGGCGCCCGTGTTCGCCGATGAGCGGCCGACGGATCGCAAGGGGCCAACCGACTTTAATGACCTTCACCAGCTCGAGGGGCTCCATGTAGTACGGGCGCAGATAGACGGGTACCTGTCCGGTGTCGGATGGGGCGAGGCACCGCGACCGATACGCGCGCGGGACCCGCTCAATGGGGGAGCGGGGGCGCCCATGGTGCCGCGCCTTACGATCGACGATGCAGTTGCGCGGTATTGGGGCACCTACGGGTTCGGCGGAAAAATCCTTTTCGATAAGCACGACCGTAGATTGGTGCACCGCGATGACGTGCTAAACCTCCTACCGCGCCACGGCTGGGAGCAGATGCGAGAGCATCCCGACTGGCGGGTTGCGCGCGAACAGGAGATCGGTTTCGACCCAACCGAGCGCGACGAAGCCATACGCTGCAACCTCTACGGCGGTTGGCCTACCGAGCCAAAGCCTGGCTGCTGTGAGCGACTTATCGAGCTTCTCGAGTACATCTGCAACGACAGCAGCGGAGACAGTGACCTTTTCACCTGGCTGATTCGCTGGCTCGCCTATCCGATCCAACACCCGGGCGCCAAGATGCAATCGGCCGTGGTGGTGCACGGCCCACAGGGCACCGGAAAAAGCATGGTGTTCGAGGCGGTGGCCAAGATATACGGACCCTATGGGCGCATCCTCGGCCAGGACGCGCTAGAGGATCGTTTCAACAGCGATTGGGCTGAAAAGAAGCTGTTCATCCTGGCCGACGAAATCCTCGCCCGTAGCGACATGTTCCACGTCAAGAACCGGCTCAAGGGTTTCATCACCGGCGACACGATCCGGGTAAACCCGAAAAACATGGCCGCGCATAACGAGCGCAACAGCATGAACATCGTATTCGTCTCTAACGAGCGACTGCCGCTGGTGCTGGAAAACGATGACCGGCGCCATTGCGTGATCTGGACACCGCCGAAGCTGGACCCAGGCATCTACAACGACGTGGCGGTGGAGATGGACAACGGCGGTATCGCTGCGCTGCACCAGTATCTGCTCGACGTGGACCTGGACGGGTTCAAGCCATGGACCAAGCCGCCGCTGACCCAGGCCAAGCAAGACCTGATTCACCTAGGCCTGTCGAGCGAGGAGCGGTTTTGCCGGGACTGGGAGAATCTGGAGATTGAAGACAGCCACGGCGAGCCGATGCCGTTCTGCCCCTGTGCGTCGAGCGATCTATATCGCGCCTACGAGGCCTGGTGCCGGCGCAACGGCGAGCAGCGCCCGCGGCCGGCGAATCACTTTATCAACTTCGTCGGCAAGCAACCCGGATGGACGGCCGGGCGACCGCACTGGACCAAGGAGCGGTTGAACGCCGAGGGGCGCAAGCAGCGCAAGCTCATTGTGCCCGCGGCTGAGGCCATGGCACGGGCAACCCGGCTAGCCGGGCCAGGCTCGGCGCAGTCGCGGCTCGAGCAGGCGCCCGAAGACAAGGCGCTGGACTGGCTAACGCGGGGTTATTTCGCGTTCCAAAGCGCGTTAAACATTGATTTATAAGGCATGTTACGGTAGTTACGCATAAAGTTTCGAGTGGTTACGGGTTAAACCGTTGAAATTACTAATGTTACGGTGGTTACGGGTCTACATGCACGCGCGCGGAAAAATTTTTTACCCGCGCGCATGTAATCCCATTTATTTTTTCAGCTTCCGCGCGTTTTACCCGTAACCACCGTAACATGAGTAATTTCAGGTAATTAGTCCGTAACCATTAATGTAATGTATGAGTAACGCCCGTAACCAGGCTTGATTGATAAGGCAAAAATGGCCGTAGAACGAAAAGTAGACTTCGCCAAGCGTCTCGGCGTCAACAAGGCCACGGTCACGCGCTGGGAACAGGCGCACCGACTGGTGTTGGATGCGTCCGGAAAAGTGCGCATCGAGGAAAGCTTGCGCCTGTTGGACGAGACCCGCGGCTCGCGCGACGACAACGCCTACCGCGCGGAGCTGGACCGGATGCTCAAGGCCGATATCGCCATGATGGACGCCGCCCAGCCGCCCGAACAGCGCATGACCGAGGAACTGCGCGACGACCTGCGCCGGGCCGCATTGGAGAAGGCTATCAGCGAAGCGCGGATCAAAAAGGCCGAGGCGGATCTCCGCGAGATGGAGCGCGACCGCCAGGCCGGCGTGCTGATTCTGCGCGAAGACGTGGACTTCGTGCTTAACGACTTCGGCGCGATGCTGCGCTCCATGCTCGACGGCCGGGCCGAGCGCCTCGGCGCCGAGCTTGGACTGGCACAGGAACAGATACTGGCCGTAAGCGAATCCGACGAGCACCTGCTCGCCGAGCTGGCCGACAAGCTCAAGCAGCGCGCGGCGTGATCATCCAGCCCAGCAAGCCGCACTGTTACCGCCGCCTGGCCATGGCGGTGCGCCCGCGCGAGCGCTTGACCGTATCGCGCTGGGCAGACCGGCATCGCATCATCTCCAGCAAGCAAAGCAGCATGCACGGGCGCTGGCGCACCCATATCAACCCGCTGCTCGAGGAGATCATGGACTGCCTAAGCGCAACCTCTCCGGTCGAGGAGCTGGTGGTCATGAAGTCCAACCAGGTTGGTGTGACCGAGGCCATGGTAAACGCCCTGGGGTACATCATGCACCACGCACCAGGGCCTGCCATGGTGCTGATGCCGACGCTAGCGGACCGGGATTCCTGGAAGACCCAAAAGCTGAATCCGCTGCTCACCGAGACCCCGGCTATTCGCGAGGTATTGGGCGGCCTGCGCAGCCGTGACGCCGCGAATCGGCAGGATCTGATCGACTTTCCCGGCGGCATGCTGTTCCTGTCCGGCGGCAATAGCCCCAACAGCTACCAACAGAAAAGCGTGCGCTGGCTGTTTCTCGACGACCTAGACCGGTTCCCTTTCGAGGTGGCCGACGAGGGCGACCCGGTATCGCTGGGCCGCGGTCGCACAAAAGCCTTCCCCTTCAAGCGCAAGATTATGCTGGTCAGCACGCCAACCATCATGGGCGGCAGCCTGATCGAGCGCGAGTACAACGCCACGGACCAGCGGCGCTATTACGTGCCCTGCCCGCACTGCTCGCACCTTCAGCCGTTGGACTGGGGCCAGGTCAAGTATGACCATCTGCATAACCCGCCCGAGCGCGCCTGGTACGTGTGCGCGCAATGCGAAGGCCGCATCGAAGAGCAGGACAAGCCGCGCATCATCGCTGCCGGTCGCTGGGTAGCCGAGGCGCCCGGGGTGCGTCGTCGCGGCTACCACATTAATGCCCTGTACGCGCCCATCGGGCTGGGGCCAAGCTGGCTGGATCTGGCGCGCCAGTGGGTGGATCTGCACCGCACCCTCGACAACCGCCCGCGCAAGGCCGACCCGGCGCTGCTCAAGGCGTTTGTGAACCTGCACCTCGGCCTATGCTGGGAGGATCGTACCGCCTCGGTCAAGCCGCACCACCTGGCCCAACGGGCGGAAGAGGTTGCGATTGGCGCCATACCGCCCGGCGTGCTGGCACTCACCGCGGGCATCGACACCCAAGACAC